TTGTTTTGTATGTCCGCTGTCTGTAGTGGTGGGAGAGCGGCTGGTTTGCGAGGTTACAAGGGATGAGGTTCTCAGATGGAAGATTGATTTTAACTGCCCACTCATCGAACTCCCGCCGCATGGACGGCTGATTGATGCGGATGCACTTGATAAGCAGATTTACAACGATATTCCGCTCAAAGTGTTTGGCAACATTGCGAGAATGGCGGAAATGCGGAACATAGTGTTCAACGCTCCGACCATCATCGAAGCGGAATACGCGGAAGGGAGCGAAGAATGAAGTACATCCTGTTTTGGCTTGCGAAACCGATCGCGGGGATTTTGCCGTTTCTCATTATCTTCGCGGTCGCTGGTATCGTCGGGAAGATTAGCAATTTTTTCGACAGAAAATAAAAATTTTCCCCAAAGTTGGCAGAGAGATGACCAAATTTGTGATAAACGGAATACGATAGACAAAAACGCCTTAGCGGGAATTCATTCCCGCAGGGCGTTTTTGGTCTATCAGGGCGTTTTTCTTCATTGTCATTCTGTGCGCTCGTTCCGATGAAAGGCCGACCGCTTAGACAGCTCACGGCCCGCTCCTGCCGTGGCGTCGGTCTGTTGGACGGGCTGTGCCGTCGGGGTTGGGGTCGGAGCCTTCCCCGCGGCGGGTGGGGGAACATTATGGCCGCGGCGGGTGCCGTTTCCCGATGATATTACGATTGAACCGATAGAGAGGTGGTGAACGTGGCCGCAAAACTGACCGATAAGACGCGAAAGCGGATAATAACAGATCGCGCCAATGGCATGACGGAAAGGCAGATTGCGGCGAAATACGGCGTTTCACAAACGACCGTTCACAACACGCTCAAAAACGACCCAACAACTGTTCAAATCGTTTCAGAGAAAAAAGAAGCCAACACCATGGATATGCTGGCCTTCATGGATTCGCAGAAAGGGAAGGCCCAGCAACTGATCCAGCACATAATCGAAGCGCTGGACGATCCCGAAAAGCTGGCGCGGACGAATCCCCGCGATCTCGCCACGGCGCTGGGCATCATCGCCGACAAGTTTCTCGACAACACACCGAAGGCCGCGCAAGCGGTGCAGGACGACGGCTTCCTGAAGGCCCTGAAGGGAACCGCCGCGGACGACTGGAAAGACCATGGCGAAGGAAAACAGGAATAAAGCCGCCGTCTTTCAGTTTCAGCCATTCAGCAAGAAACAGCGGATGGTGCTGAACTGGTGGACGGATGAAAGCCCCGTGAAAGACGCTGACGGCATCATAGCGGACGGGGCCATACGGTCGGGGAAAACGCTGTGCATGAGCCTGTCGTTCGTCCTGTGGGCCATGGAAGGCTTCGACGGGCAGAATTTCGCCATGTGCGGGAAAACGGTCGGGAGCTTCCGCAGGAACGTCCTGTTTTGGCTGAAAATGATGTTAACGGGGCGCGGCTACAAATACGACGACCGCCGAACCGATAATCTGCTGACCGTCACGAAGAACGGGAAAGAGAATTATTTCTACATCTTCGGCGGGCGCGACGAACGGAGCCAAGACCTGATCCAAGGCATTACGCTGGCGGGCGTGTTTCTCGACGAAGTGGCGCTCATGCCCGAATCGTTCGTGAATCAGGCGACGGGCCGCTGTTCCGTGGACGGCTCCCGAATGTGGTTCAACTGCAACCCCGAAGCGCCACAACATTGGTTCAAAGCGAAATGGGTGGACAAGGCCGCGGACAAACATCTGCTTTATCTGCATTTCACCATGGAAGACAACCTTTCGCTGTCTGCCGCCGTGAAAGAGCGCTACCGCCGAATGTATACGGGCGTTTGGTACATCCGTTACATTCTCGGCCAATGGGTCGCCGCGGAAGGCGCTTGTTACCCCCTGTTTGCCGCCGATCCCGAACGGTTTACGCTGTATCAGGCCCCGCCGATCGCATACGCGAATATCGGCGTTGACTTTGGCGGCGGCACCAGCGGCCACGCGTTTCAATGCGTCGGCTTCACTTTCCGCATGAAAGAAATGGTCGTGCTGGAAGAATATTTCAACAAAGACGCGCTTGACCCGACGACGCTGGCCGACGAATTCGTGGCGTTTGCGCGGATGTGCGTCAGGAAATACACGGTTTCGGCTGTTTACTGCGATTCGGCAGAACAGACGCTTATAAACGGGCTACGGAACGCCGCGGCGAAGGCTGGGCTTCCCGTGAACATATACAACAGCCTGAAGAAACCGATAAACGAACGAATCCGCGCCGCCTGTCTGCTGATGGGCGAAGACCGCTTCAAGGTCATGGCACATTGTACGGTCACGCGGGACGCTTACTGTGCGGCGGTCTACGACGCGAAACAGCTTACGACGGACGTCAGGCTGGACAACGGGACATCGAATGTTGACCAACTCGACGCTACGGAGTACGCCTATGAACGCGAAATAGACGACCTTCTCGACGCTTCATAAAAGGCGGTAACGCATATGTTTGAACGAATAAAAAGGTGGTGGGCGAACCTAATGCGGAAAGCTGGCGCTGACCTTGGGGTCAGCAAAGAATTCAAAAGCATCTTTGAGCTGGGCGGCGTCCCCGCTTTTCAAGAATTTTACAACATCGGGATATTCCCGTGGAAAGCCGTTTACAAAGGCTTTTACACGCCGTGGCATCTGATAAAAGCGGCCACGATAGAGAACCCCCGCGGAAAGCGCAATCTGTATTATCTGAATCTGTCGAAGGCCGTCTGCGCGGAACTGGCGGGCATGGTATGGACGGATCAGACCGACGTCACCGTCACCACGAATGGCTTCACGCCGACCGAAGCGAACCCCGACGACCCGCTGGGCGCGTGGGTGAAGGGCGTCTTTAAGCAGAACAATTTCAACGAAAAGATGGGCGAAGCGATCGAACAGGCGGCGGCGCTGGGCGGCGAAGCCATGAAATCGTGGCGCGACATCAAGCGCGACAGCAACGGCAACGAAGTGCCGAACAGCGAACGCGTCAAAATCGGCTGGGCGATGGCTGACCAATTTATCCCGACCGCATGGGATAACGCCGAAGTGACCGAAGGCTGTTTCATCAGCAGGATCGCGAAGGGCGGCTATTATTACACGCGGCTGGAATGGCACGAATGGGACGGCGTGACGTATTACATCACGAACGAACTGTATCGCGCCGAAATGCGGAAGAACGGGAGCGTGGAACCGCAGGACATTTTGGGTTTCCGCGTCCCGCTGGCTGAACTGTATCCGCTCATGGACGAAGAAACGACCATCAGCGGCCTTGAAGCCAGCCTGTTTTCGTATTTCCGCACACCCGTCGCGAACAACATCGACGACAATTCCCCGCTGGGCGTGAGCATCTACGGCAACGCGATGGAAACGCTTCACGCGATCGACATCTGCTTCGACAGCTTTGTCCGCGAATTTCGGCTGGGCAAGAAGCGCATAATCGTTCCCGCCCGCATGGTTCGCGCCGTCGTAGACCCGCAGACGGGCGAACTGCGGCGCTATTTCGACAGCACCGACGAAACATACGAAGCTCTCAGCACCGACGACCCCGATTCCCTGAAGATTCAGGACAACTCCGTGGAACTGCGCGTGGAAGAACACGTCGCGGCCCTGAACGCGTTTCTTGAAATCTTTTGCCTTCAGGTGGGGCTTTCATCGGGGACGTTCTCATTCGACACCAAAGGCGGGCTGAAGACCGCCACGGAAGTCGTCAGCGAGAACAGCAAGACGTATAAAACCGTCAAGAACTTTCAGAATATGATCCGTCCCGCGGTGGAGCGGCTTGTCGATAACATCATCGCGATCGGCGCTCTGTACGATATGCACACGGAAGACGGGCAGAGCATCGCCGAACTGAAGGCCCGCGGCTATGAAGTGGCCATCGCCATGGATGACGGCATCACGCAGGACAGGCAGACCAACATAAACGAAGGCATCACGCTGGTGGGCGCTGGGCTTATGTCGAAAAAGACGTTTTTGACCGACCCGAAATACGGGATCGCCCTGACGCCAGAAGCCGCCGACGCGGAGCTGGAGCAGATCGCGAACGAACGGTCTGTGACCGCCGACCTTGTGGATTTGGTGAACCTTCAGACGGCAGAATAAAAAGGCGGTGGGCTGAATGATAACACCCGCCCGAATTCAGGAACTTTCCGACCCGATAACGCAGATTTACGCCCACATGACGGACGAACTGCTGGTGAACATCGGGAAGCATATAACGTCGCCGAACTGGACGCACACGGCGTCGTGGGAGATTCAGAAACTCTCCGAACTGGGCCAGCTCACGCAGGAAAACGCCGCGATCATCAACAAGTGGATAAAGGCGATCCCGAAAGAACTGCGCGACACGATGGAAGAAACGCGCCGCCTTGCCCTTGAGCGCATCGAAAAGCAGATGGAACAGGCCATGAAGACGGGGGCCGTTACCCCGCCCGAAACGGACAGCTCCGTCGCCGTTCTCCGCGATCTTCGGGATCAGGCCGCGAACCGCATGAATCTCGTCAATACCACCATGTTGCAGTCCAGCGTTGACCAATACCAGCGGGCGATAACCCTGACCGAACAGGAATACGGGCGGCTCATGGCCCAGCGTGAAGCCACACAGGAAGCGCTGAACGAAGGCGCGGCAAATGTAGCGGCTGGCGTGGAAACGCGCAGAACAGCCGTCAGACGCGCCATAGGCAAGGTCGCCGCGGAAGGGCTGACGGGCTTCGTTGACCGCGCTGGCAGACAATGGTCGCCCGAAGCCTATGTCAATATGGACATTCGCACGACCGTCCATAACACCGCGATCCAAGCCACCCGCGCCCGCATGGACGATTTCGGGACGCAAGTGTTCCAAATCTCCAGCCACGCGGGAGCGCGGCCATTGTGTTATCCGTATCAGGGCAAATTCTATTCATGGGACAACACCGAAGGCGACATCGAACTGGGCGACGGGTCGGTCGTTCATTATGAACCGATAAACCGAACCAGTTACGGTCAGCCCGCGGGAATCTTCGGCATCAACTGCGGCCATTATCCCATCCCCATCGTGGCGGGCATCACGATCCCGCACGGCGCTGACAACATCCAGCCGCCCGAAGAAAACGACAAGGCATACGCCGAATCGCAGGAACAGCGGGCGCTGGAGCGCAAGATTCGCGCCGCAAAGCGCGTCGTAGAGATGGCGGGGGATTCTGCCACGCCCGAAGATAAAGCGGCTGTGAAGGACGCACAGGCCCAAATGCGCGAATTCATCAAGCGCACAGGCAGGACGCGGCGCTATGACAGGGAGCAGATCGGCGGGACGCCGCAGACACCAAGAACGCCGCAACCCGCTCCGAAGCCCGAACCGACGCCCGAAACCGAGCGCATAAATGTCGTCGCCCCGTTGACAACAGAACCGCAAAAAGCGGATACTGTACAAGGGCCGACATTCATACCCGCCACAAGCAAAAAGGAAGCCGCGGAATACGCCAGCCGTTTCGCTGGAACCGTTGATTTTTCGGGTGTATCTCTTGAAAACGCGAACGCGATAAACGAACGGCTGACGTACTTGATGGATAAATACCCGATTAACACGCTCCACCAGCTTGGCGGGAAAGCGAACCGCGGTGCGGTCATGAGCGCGAACTATCACGATTTGTTCATCAACGGCAGTAAACTCGGCAAGGCGTTGAGCGATGAATCTTTGAATTTCGCCATGAATCGCGCCATGAACGAAGCCAGTCTGCGGATTCTTCAGCAGAGATACCCGAACGGGAAATACCCGCCCGACGTACAGCGGCAAATCGACCGACTGAACGACAAAATGCGGTTCACCCGCTACGGCGTACAGGCGTCATACGAAAACCATGTCGGCGCGGTCGTTACTCACGAATACGGCCACATTCTTTCCGACCAATATTTCGGAATGATAAACAAAGAACGGGCGAATCCGAATTACGCGGACAACTGGCAATTGCGCGGAATGACCAGCAAATGGGAAACGGCATTCCAAAAGGCCCGCGAAAGCGGCGACATTTACAGCCTGTCGGAATACGGGAACACGAACGTTCGCGAATTTTTCGCCGAATGCTTTGTCGCCCGCGATATGGGCGAAACGCTCCCCGATTACGTCGAAGAACTTATGCAAGAGGTGCTGACCCGTGGCATTATGTGACAAGTGCGAATTCTATCGCAAAGAATACGACGATTTCCGTCAGACATATGACGACGTTGATATTCTTGGCCACAAGCCGCCCGAAAACCATTACTGCCCCATGTATGACGACCACATCCCGACGCGGATATGGCACGACGGCGATTCCTGCGAATTCTTCAGCGACAGACAGTAAAACACCCCATACACCCAGCACCCGCTTCGGCGGGTGCTTTTGTTTTGAAAGGACGAAGAAATATGTGCAAGCACGAAATACGCGACCTTATGGGAACCGCGGACGGGATCGTGTGCCGCAAGTGCGGGAAGCTGTTCGCGGACATGGACGCGGTGAACGCTGACCGCGAACCCGCGCC